ATGGGTGCAGTGCAAAAACAACTGGAAGATTACGGAACAGGTGAAGATATTATTCGGAACGATGATTTTTTTCCTGACATTTCTCTTTCTGCTTTTCGCAATCAATATCGTGCAGACGGCACAGTCACCGAACAACGCTTGCAAGATGCATTGATTGAAGCCATCACCAGTGTGAATGATGAATTATCTACATTCAAAGCACAAAGCGAACATCACTTCCTTGAACAAATCCCCGCACCATCAGTCAACGGCGAAAGCGTGTTGATTTACCGCTATAAACGTGCGGTGAGCTGTTTGGCACTCGCGAACCTTTATGAACGTTACGCAAGCTATGACAGCACAAACGATGGTGAAAAAAAAATGGATTTACTCAAAGACAGCATCAACGAATTAAGACGAGACGCACGCTTTGCCATTAGTGACATCATCGGCAAAAGACGGGTCGATGCGGAGTTAATTTAATGGAAGTTTATGCACAACAAAATGACAACTTGGACGCCATTCTTTATCGCTATTTTGGCCGCAGTGAAGGGCTTTTAGAAATTGCGTGCGAATTAAATCCGCACTTAATGGATAAACCCGTCATTCCAATCGGAACACCAGTAATATTGCCCGAAACTGACACGGAAAAGATCAGCGTGGCAAGTGACACTATACAACTTTGGAGCTGATATGCACGACACACCATCAAGAGCGTCTTACACATCAGGATTATTTGCCTTCTTCATCGGACGCATTGCGGATATGTTTTCAAATGTAAATTGGGCAGACGTTGCATCTGTAACAGGTATTGTGATCGGCGTCGCAACATTCCTTGTAAATTGGTATTACAAGAAAAAAGACTTTGAATTAAAAGAAAAAGAATTAAACCAACGGAGCCATCACCATGATTAAACGAACAGCGAAATATGCATGCAGTGTAGTGGCGATTGTAGGATTGGCACTCTCTTTACACGGGCATGAAATTAGAACATCAGAAAAAGGCTTGCTATTGACTGGCAATGCAGAAGGATGTCAAAGAGTGCCATATAACTGCCCTGCCGATGTATTAACATTCGGGTTAGGAACCACAGATGCAGTAGAAAAAGTCATTCCACATAAAGTCTATACAGATGAAGAAATTGCAAATGCCTTTACAAAGGGAATTAAACAAGCCGAAAAATGTGTGAATACGTATGCAAACGGTCAAGCAATGCCGCAAGGTGCATTTGATGCCTTAGTGTCAATTACCTTTAATGCAGGATGCGGGAACTTAAAAAACAGCACGCTTTTTAAAATGGCACGAAAAGGATATAGCAAAGCGATGTGCGGTCAATTTGAACGATGGATTTATGCAAACGGCGTTCCACTGAAAGGCTTAATTGAAAGACGACAAAAGGAGAAAGCATTATGTTTGGGTTCTTAACGAAAAAAGAAAAATACATTTTATTGGTTGGCCCGCTCATGCTTGTAGCGATCATCCTGTTTCAAGGATGGCAAGCAAACCACTGGCGAGCAGAAGCCGCCAAAGAAGAACAATTAAAACAACAATGGGAAGCGTCTTACGTTGCTTTAAATGAAAGCGTGGATAAATTCAACGAGCAACAAAAAGCACTCACGGAAGCCGTGAATCAATTAAAAATCTCTCAAACCAAGCAAACACAGGATTTAAAAAATGCACTTAAAAAACACCAAGACTGGGCTGATACTTTTATCCCTGATGATGTTATCGGCGTGTTCAACAACTCCGAAAATCATTAAACAGCCAATTCTATGCCCGCAAGTTGCAGAATGTACGCCATTTGCCGCCACAATTAAAACAAACGGCGATTTGGCTAATGCTTATCTACAAAGCCAACAAAAGCTAAGTGTATGCGTTGTTGGAAATCAAGCATTAAAAAAATGCATTGATGAATTTAATAAACAGGAAAAACAATGACCGATCAATTTGACCGTGCGCAACAGCTCGAAGAAATGCAACGTGAAATCGCCCTTAAAAAACACCGCACTTTTAAAGCAGTAAGTCGCCTTTATTGTGAAGATTGCGATATTCCCATCCCTGAAAAACGTCGCCAATTAATTCAAGGCGTAACCCGTTGCGTGGATTGTCAGCAAAAATATGAAATGCAACAACGGAATTTCAGAAAATGAGAAAAACAACTCTTTATCTTGCCATTGCCGCTTCATTGCCGTGTTTAGCAAACACGTACACCGTGCCATTTAGAGATGGTCCATTTGGTAAATATTCAAATTACCCTGACGGAAGAATAACAGAAGTATGCATTCATCAAGTAGGTTATTTGATGACGGACACTGGGCATTTGCTTGTTGCCGTAGATAAAGACAACAGACCATTAATTTGCAGAGATACGCAAAATGAAAAAGCCAAACCAACTGCGCAAAATCCTTGAACAAAGTCACCAAGACTTTGTGAAAAACCCTGACCGCTTACAGCTTTATGTTGACGGCGGTCAAGTTGTTGCAACAGGCAGCACATCACTTAGTTTTGAGTATCGTTACACACTCAACATCATCATCACTGATTTCGCCTTTGATATTGCAAGCCTCATCGTGCCGATTAATGCGTACTTACGGAAAAACCAACCAGAACTATTCGAAAATCCGCAACGCCGTGAAAACGCCTTTAAATTCCAAATGGATTACAACAATAACAACACGGCGGACGTGTCGTTTGAAATCCAACTTACCGAACGCGTTGTGGCAAAACAAGTGGGCGAAAACGTGCAGATGACTTATGCCACCGAACCAACCGCACCGGAATGGGAGACACTAGGAAAAATGCGAGTGTATCTAGGGGAAATTGATGAAAGCAATTTAATTTTCAAAGGCGGTGAATAATGGCAACGGTGGAAGAAGTCCAAGCGAAACTAACCGCACTGATTAATAATCTCTCACCGCAAGCCCGCCGTCAGTTGGCCAGAAACATTGGGCAAGCTTTACGAAAAAATCAACAAGCCCGCATCGCACGTCAAGAAAACCCAGACGGCACAGCATTTGAGCCAAGAAAACCAAGAAAAGAATTTGGCAAAAAGAAAGGAAGAATTAAACGAAAAGCCATGTTTGCGAAGTTGAGAACGCCAAGATATTTCAAAATTCAAAGCAATGCCAATGAAGTGTCGGTCGGGTTCAATGGGTCAAGTGCAATGATCGCAAAAGTGCATCAATATGGATTAATGAGCAGTCCTTCAAAAACAAAAGATTTCAAAGTGCAGTATGCACAGCGTGAATTGTTAGGCTTTAGCCAAAGCGATTTAGATGTGATTGAAGATTTAGTTTTAGCGCAATTATCTATGTAACCTATGTGGCTAAATATTGGTTTTTGTATTGTTTGCAGCCAAAACAATTAGCCCGAAAATAAGGGTAAACAATATAGATAAAATAACGCTATCAGTGATAAGCCAAAGAACAAAAATCAACGAGATAATAGGAACAAATGCCACGGTTGCCATACTAAACACAGCAGAAATAGCAGCAAAAGTTAGGCTGCCAGTAAAAAACAAACCTAATCCAATGAATAACGGAATGCCAATTAATGCAAGTATAAGCGACATATATTCTCCTGTTAGTTTGTTTTGTTCAATTATTAAACATAGAAAAATAATTTGTCAATAAAAATAGTGAGTTTTTATGAATAATTTACAATTATCTGTTTTGTTAAATGCCATTGATAAAATGTCAGCGCCAGTTCGGAACGCCTCCAAAAGTGTTCGGGAATTGTCTGCGAAGTTGCGTGAAAACAAAAATGCACAACGACAACTAGCACAACAAAACAAACAGCATGCAGAAGCCATGAAACAATATGCTTCAACGATCAACCCGTTGAAAGCAAAATTATCATCTTTAAATAACGAACTGTCTGCGGCAAAACAAAAAGCGGCATCTTATTCTCAATATTTAAAAAATGCCAAAAATCCAACTGAAGGATTTAAAAAAGAAGTTGAAAAAGCCAGAGGTGCAGTAAAAAAACTCAAACAAGAACAAGTTGCCGCATCAAATAAATTACAGCAGGCAAAACTAGCCTTATCGCAAGCTGGTATTTCAGCTGAAAAATTAGCTCAGAATCAGCGAAACTTACAAAGAAATACAAAAGCGGCAACAGATCAAATCAAACACCAAGAAGAAGCGTTGAAGAAACTGAACGCCAAACAAGCTGCCTATAATCGCTATCGTGGACAAGTTGAAAAATTAAAAGATATTAGTGGGAAAGCTCAAATTATTGGTGCGCAATCCATGGCGGCTGGTGCGACAATTACTGCGCCAATCGCCAACGTCACAAAAGATTTTATGACTTTTGAAGATGCCATGATCGGCGTCGCTCGTCAGGTCGATGGATTAAAAGATAAATCAGGGAACTTTACGCAAGAATTTGACCAATGGAAAATCAAAATTCATGACCTATCAAAAGAATTGCCGCTCACTACCGTGCAAATTGCCAACATGATTGAAAGTGCAGCACGAATGAACATTGCAAAAGATGAACTTGAAGATTTTGTAAGATTGAATACACAAATGGCAATCGCATTTGATGCCAAAAATCCCGATGAATTGGTTGAGTCATTTGGGAAAGTGAGCAAAAACTTCAATCTAACGCAAAAACAAACAAAAGAGCTTGCTGACACAATCAACTACTTAGATGATAACGCCATATCCAAAGGGACAGGTATCATCGGCTATATGAACCGTGTTGCTGGTATCGCTGCCATAGCTAAAATTACCGATAAAAATATGGCGGCCTTGGGTTCCACCTTGCAGACATTGGGGGCGGAAGAAGAAGATAGTGCCACCGCTGTTACAACTATTTTTACTCGATTAGGTGTGGCCGGAAATCACGAAGAAGTTGATGGCGCATTGAAAAAACTCAAATTAAATCCACAAAAAATAGCAAAAGGAATGGCAAAAGATGCACAAAGCACATTAATGCTTATCGTCAATAAAATTAAAGGATTGGACGATGATGCAAAAAGCGATGTAATGAAAGGTCTTGTCGGCATTCCACATATTAAAACTATCTCAAAACTTGTGGCAAATACAGAAGAATGGCGCAGACAAATTGAACTGGCAAATAGCGAAGCAGCAAAAGGATCAATGGGGCGTGAATTTGACACAAGAATGAAAGCCTTGTCTGCGTCAACTCAAATTTTTACAAACCGCTTATTTAACTTGAAAACGGCAATTGGCGGCACTCTCGCCCCAACTTTACACAACATCTTAGATAAGTTGGGCGGCGTAGTTGATAAATTTAAGGCTTGGATTGAAACAAACCCAGAACTTGCTAGAAAAATTTTACTTGTCGCATCAGCATTAGGAACAACACTTACTGCATTTGGTGCGCTAAGTCTTGCATTAAGCTTTGTTTTATATCCTATGGCACGGGTTGCACTTGGATTCGGGAAACTCACTGGGCTAAATACACTGCTTGCAAAAAGCTTTAATTACACGACAAAGGCAGCAATCGCATCTAATAAAAATTTACTCTCATTCCGTGGGTGGTCAAATATTTTTTCATCAGCACAAACAACCCTAACAGGCTTTCTAGGAAAAATCACTAAACTAAATTCAATAAAAGTATTATTAGGTGCATTGAAAGCATGGACAATGCCTGTGAAAATGATTTTTATCGGATTAAGTTCATCCATCTCATTTTTGCTCTCCCCTATTGGTATAGTGGTTGCTGCGGTAGTTGGCGCAGGAATTTATATTTACAAAAATTGGGAAAAAGTAAAATCCTTTTTCAGCGGGTTCTTAAATGGGTTGCAATCAGGATTACAGCCAGTCATCGACAAATTCAAACCGTTTGTCGGATGGATTGAAAGTGTATTTAACTGGTTTACAAATCTTCTTTCGCCAATCCAAAGCACAAAAGAAGATTTAGATGCCGCTGCAAGCGCTGGTAAACAATTTGGGGAATGGGTCGCTTTTGGCATTGATTTAGCATTAAAACCACTCCAACTATTAATTGATGGCGTGAAGTGGTTGATTGATAATCTACCTAAAATCAACGAGCAAAATCAAAAAGCCAAAGCATTAAAAGAAGAAACCATGAAAGCCGCGTTTGGAAATGGCGTGCTTGGTCAAACCATGGCAGCAATGGCAGATATTCCAGAATACGCAACAGGCGGTTACACAGGAAATGGCGGCAAATACCAACCGATGGGCATTGTTCATGGCGGTGAATATGTCATGACAAAAGAAGCTACAAACCGTCTAGGCATCGCCACGCTGAACGCCTTAAATTACGGAAAACAAGCCTTAATTGCGGGCGGTTTAGGTATCGGACTTGCCACAGCCGCACCAATTCAGGTGGATAACAGACCGCCGATTTCAGCACGACCAAGCATCAGCCAAACCATGCAACCAATGGCGGTCAATATCACCATTAATGCACAAGCAGGGCAAAATGAACGACAAATCGCCCAACTTGTTGCCGCCGAGCTTGAACGAATCAACCGACAACAACAAGCAAGGGCAAGAAGTCGAATGGCAGATCGAGCATAAAAAACACCCGTGTAAAAACACGGGTATTTTTTTTTAAAAAAATAAAAAAACTATTGACAAGGGTTATTATATTAATTAATATACACCTATAGCCAAGAGATACAGGCTATAACCCAAAACTTTAACCAGACCCCACCAATCGGCAGGGGCAGAAAAAGGAAATAAATTATGAACGCTCAACAAATGATTTCAAAAATCCAAACAACTTTAAACGCAGCCGAAGAATTGACAATCAATGTTACTTACGCACGCGGACGCACATTAGTACAAACTTATAAAGTAACCGCAAACGATGTTAAATATGTCGGCCATAGCTGGGGTGGTCGCGGAAACGTAAGAAATATTTATGCTCAACGTATTTTAAATGCTTAATAATTCAAAGTCCCGCCGAAAGGCGGGCAATAAAGAAAGAGGAAATTAAAATGGAAATTGTAATCAAAGAAACAGGCGAAGTAGAAACATTATTACTTATCGATAGTAAAACTGGTTGTGATTGGTTTAATGATTTAGTTGGTAATCATGATGGATTTAATGACGATCCTGAATACGGATTTGCGAAAGAAAAAGACGAAGATGGCTTTGATACAGGACGATTTGTGACAAGCCAAGAAAACTTTAAATGGTGGGAAAATATCGTTAGCGAAATGGATGAGCTTGAAAAAAGAATCGTAAATTTGAGTGAAGAATTTGAATACTACAAGGTAAAAGATGTTGTGATGGATGCCAGCGCGGGAAACAGCGATTTAGAATATTATCCATCAATCGTACACCAAGCGCTCGATGAAGAATTTGGCGAAGGCAAAGGAAGATAATAACAAGCCCCGCAAGGGGCTTTACTTGGAGTTAAGAAAATGGCAAAAACAGCAGTACATTTATCAGATAACGCTTGGCAATATGTAACAGATCGCACTCCACAGGGCGAGCAAAAAGGACTGTCAGCTCATATTAATAATGCGTTTGAGCAGTTGATTCATTTGGCGCGCGCAGAAAAGCCTGAGTTGTCAAAATCAGAATGGATTGAGCTATACAATGTTTATGCGGGCAGTGATTTAACTAGACTTGTAATGCCGTTTGATTTGGCAGATGACTTGCGCACACATTACGGATCTTTACCGCAAGATTTAACCGCACTTTATGACAAATTAGCAGAGATGACACAGGCGCAACAATTTGCCGCGCTTGATGCCGTCCGAGTGTATTGGGCTAGTGGTTATGAGCAAGATTGATTGGGCATCTGTTGACTGGTCAATGAGGTCAATAGATATAGCTAGACTGTTAGATGTAACAATAGATACTGTATCGCGCAGACGTAAACAATTAGCTAGGGATACGCTATTACACCGATTTAGAGATTGGCAAAATGTTGATTGGAGCAAGACAAACAAGCAATTAGCAATAGAGCTAGGTAAATCTTATAACACAGTTGCAAAGCATCGTTATAAATTAGGACATGCCGGTGAGGCGACAATGAGAGAGCCTAAAAGTAACAAAGGCATACCTAACCCCAAAATGAGACACGGCAAAATTAATCAACCGAAAGCCACGGAAGCCGCAAGAAAAAGCCTTAAATCAGGCAAGTTTGAAACAAATATACACGCCAAAAAGTGGCGCATTGTTAGCCCAAGTAATCAAATTTTTATCGTGCGCAATTTGTATCAGTTTGTGCGAGATAATAGCGAGCTATTTTTGCCAAAAGACGTTATTTTTAAAAGACAAGGCGGCAAACGCGGAACTGGTGGCGAATATTGCAACGCAACATCGGGGCTGAGACAAGCTGCATCAAGTGGCAGATCGTGGAAAGGTTGGAAATGTAAGCAAATAAAGGACGAAGAATGAGTTATAAAAAATTAAGCGATGAAAGGAAAAAAAATATAAGCATAAATGCCAATAATTACGCAAAGGATAACTATCGGCAATTCACCATTAGACTATCACCTGATGTTGCTAATAGATTTGATGATATTTGCAAAAACGAAAATCTATCAAGGCCAGAATTAATAAAAAAACTCATAGAAAATTATTAAAATAAAAGGGCGAAAGCCCTTTTTTGTTATCCCATTTTTCACACGTCCCCACACTCGCAAAATTAAACAAACTCACCAAAAATAGGGGCAATTATTACAAGTAGAAATCCGCCCATGTCAGCCGATAACAACCGCAGAATTGAAAGCATCATCCGCTTTGGCTTAATTGCCGAAGTCGATCATGCACAAGCAAAAGCACGGGTAAAGTGCGGTGAAATATTAACGGATTTTATACCTTTCATCACATTGAGATCAGGTACAACAAAAACATGGTCGCCGCCAACACAAGGCGAACAATGTGTCATCTTGGCTGCAAGTGGTGAACTAACAACAGCGTGCATCATCACAGGGCTTTACACTCAAAACAGTCCAAGCCATTCAGCAGATGAACACGTGATCGAATTTGCAGATGGCGCAAAAATCACCTACAACCAAGCCAACGGCGATTTGGTTGTGACAGGAATAAAAACTGCCAACATAAAAGCCGCGAATCAAATCAATATTGACTGCCCCACTGTCAACATTAAAGGCAATGTGAATATTGAAGGAAAAGTAACATCAACAGACGACATGATAGCGGGCGGCATTAGTCAGATGAAACATAAACACAAAGATGTTTCGAAAGGTAAAGACAAAACCGGAGAGCCTGAATAATGAATCGATTTACAGGCGAGAAAATCACAAGCGAAACGGAACACATCAAACAGTCAATCGCAGACATTTTATTGACGCCCATCGGCTCACGTTTACAACGCCGAGATTATGGCAGTCGTATTCCGGAACTCATTGACAGACCAATGAACCACGCTTTGTTGCTCCAACTTGCCGCAAGTGCGGTGATGGTATTGCACAAATGGGAACCACGCGTGACGATTAGCCAATTTAAACCACAACTTACAGGAAACGGCATCACTTGCTCAATCGTGGGCAGAACAAGAAATCAAAACAACGTCATAAATTATGATGATGTATGGCTAGGCGGTAAGAATGAGAGAATTAGTTGATTTAAAAAAACTACCCGCACCAAAAGTTGTGCAAGAACTCAGTTATGAAATCTTACTTGCTCAGAGAAAAGATAAATTTCTGTCATTACAAGAAACTGATGATCTGCGGAAACATTGGCAAGCTCGCTTACAGTTAGAAAGCGAACCAGTGGTTAAATTGCTTGAAGAAAATGCTTATTTAGAACTCTTGCTAAGAACAAATATTAATGAATCAGCCAAGGCAGTAATGCTTGCCTATGCGACAGGCTCAGACTTAGATCAATTAGGCGCATTATTTGGCATTAAGCGATTAATCATTCAAGCGGAAGATTTAAACGCTCACCCGCCTATTCCCGCTAAATATGAAGATGATGAACGATTTAGAACACGCATTCAAATGTCATTAGAAGGTTTAACTACGGCTGGCAGTCGTGCAAGCTATGAATTTCATGCACTCTCTACCTCTGCAAAAATAAAAGACGTTGATGTAACAAGTCCAACTGCAGGCACGGTGAAAGTTGCTATATTGTCAACAGAGGGGCAAGGCACAGCCGACAGTGATTTAATTAATGCGGTAAAAAAACAGCTGAATGCCGAGCATATTCGCCCACTGACTGATACGGTATTAGTCGAAAGTGCGGTGATTTTACCTTATGAAATTCGAGCTATCCTCACACTTTATCCAACTGTACTCGAAAGTGTTGTCATGGCAAATGTTAATCAAGCCATCACCCATTATGCAAATAAGCAACACTTGCTTGGCATTGATATTACGCTTTCAGGCATTTATTCAGCCTTACACCAAGAAGGCGTACAGAACGTGAAACTGACACAACCGGTTGCAGATTTAATCGTACAACCTCACCAAGCTGCATATTGCTCACAAATTCAAATCAACGTAGGTGGCCGAGATGAATAGCTATCTCTTGCCCATCGGGTCGAGCAAGCTAGAGAAACAATTATCGAATACGTTTTCAGCCATTGCGGAAATTCCTGTCCCCATTCGCCTGTTATGGAGTGCTGAAAATTGCCCTATAAACCTATTGCCATGGCTTGCTTGGTCTCTTTCCGTGGACGAATGGGATGACGAATGGAGTGAGGAAAGCAAACGACAAGCCATTTTAAATAGCATCCACATTCACAAGCATAAAGGGACAATTTCGGCGATTCGCCGTGTCATGAAATCGGTGGGTTATGGCGAAGTAGATATTATCGAAAACCAATCACTTAAAACATGGAATGGCGAACTAAATTTTGACGGTTCGGAAACCTTTGAGCATGAAGAAATGCACTGGGCAGAATACAAAATTGTGCTACATCAG